TTAACATCGCCCTTGTTTTGACCTTTTACAATTAATTTTGTACCATCATCAGAGAACTTTGCAGAAAGTCCAGGAGAACTAGACTCAATTTTTAAAGTTGCATTAACATCAAATCCATTAGTAGCTCTATCATCAAATTCTATCGCTCTTCCTTTATTGACAACTCTTTTTCCTGATGTTGGTGAAGATTCACCATATTGAATTTTAAATTCTCTTTGTCCGATCTGTGGTTCTTCTTTAGCAGAATCTGCAACAGCAACTACTTTATAATTTGTATTCCTAAGAACTCTTATATCTTTTTTATATGACTTACTACTGTTTTGGACATTATCTAAAACAAAAGAATGTTCTCCTCCCTCAGATGTAAAACTAAATTTTATTGCACGATGTTTCTGAGATCCTTGTCCGTAAACTTCAAACTCAGTGTTAATATATTTTATCTCATCTTTTTGTTTTGTTATTGTTTTGAAAATAGGAATGTTCTCTAAGTCAACTCTAATTCTATGAACTCCAGTAGTGACAAATTTCTTTAACTTATCTGGAGAATCTTTAAATCTTTTTGTTCTACCGACTAATACATTATCTAAGTAAATATCAGCAACATTGTCCGCAGCATATCTAAAAATATAATCACCATCGAATGGGAAGTTTTCTTCCCATTCTAGTGTATGTTCTATACCAGCAAAGTCACTACCAATAACATTTGATGGCGGAACTGGAGAGACAGCATATTTATTCATAAACTCGCTCCATGCCGGATGAGTTACCTTATGAATAATTCTAGACTTTTTATTGAGAGCAGTAACTCTTAATGGTTTTTCTTTCTGCGTCGTCCACCAGTTACGAATAATATTACTCTGACGATTTATTCTTGTTCCACCTCTTAAAGACTCTAAGAAGTTTTGGTATCTTCTTTGCTCAATCTGTGCAGGATTTGACGTAAGAGTTGCATAGGTGGTTGGATCCCATATACCAACCTCATCTCCATTTGCATCATATGTTTTACCAAACGTTATTATTTCTGATGGACCACAAGTCTTTAAATCATATTCCTCAAAATCTTCTTCATTTTCAAAAGTTTGAACGGTCTCAATAAATTTACATTTAGAATATGCAGGGTCTCCAACCATAATAGCTCGGACCACTGCTCCCGCACCAATACCATACTCATCTATTACTTCTGTGACTGGTGCATATGCATATCCCCATCCACCATCAATTAAATCTACTGCAAGGAGACTGCCATCAATTCCAAATATAGGATTAGCTTTCGCTCCAATACCATTACCACCGGAAAAAATAACATGTGGATCTACATTATTAAAAGCATCCGATCTTATTCCACCATCATCATCGTAAATATCAAGTCCAGTAATACCAGAACATCCTTTACTACCACTAGAAGAATTTTCTGGAAGAAGATCCTTTGGTTCTAGATTATTAACCCCATTGATATTCATGAACTGAATTTTATCCCTTCTTCTAAGAATAAATTGAGTTCCTGGATTTAATTTTGCATACTTATTAGCATCATGTCTACTGACATTATCCACATAACCTCTTGTGGTTGAAATATATCCAACCTTAATATCACATTTGTCTGCTGGTCCGAAGAGATTGAACGACATTATCGGTTATACTTTGCCTTCATATTGTATATTTATGTGCTACCCCTGGAGGTAATCGTACCAATATTATTCCCTTGTTCGTCAACAATATTGCCCTGCCGCACTGCATTTCTCTCCTGTTGTGATATAGGAGTGTCAAGATCAATATCAGCAGTTCCTGCAGGAGGTGGTGCGAATGCCTCTGGTGGTGGTGGAAGAACTTTATCAATTCCATTAGACACTGAGTTTTCAATAGATTTGATACTTGGGAAATTAGTATCTGGTTGTGCAGATCCACCATGTGCCATACAATACTTATCAGATACTGCTACATTTGGTTTTAGTTCACAACCAAAAATATTAAGACTGATATTTGTAAAAGAGAGAGCCCCACTGATACTACCAGCAACATCAGTAATTTGACTCAAAATATCAGATATAGATCCACTCACACCTGCGAGTTCACTTTGCATATCTTTAACAAATTCATTTACATTGTCTAAAATATTTCTGTTGGCATCATCAATTTGTGTTTGATTTGAATATAAAATACTTCCAATAACATCTTCAGCATAACATGTTGGAACCATTGGTTTTCTTTTTAAATTATCTACATCATTGTTCTCATAATTTCTTCTTGCCTTTGCTTCAGCATTATCCATATCTAAGGCATCAGATAGCAGACCCTCAATTTGGCCGCAAATATCTGCAGTAAGTTTTCCATATAAACATAAAATTAATTCTCCAATTTGCTCTTTTAAGTCTGCAAACATTGTTCGCATATGAATAGGTAATGCTGCTACGGCATTTGTCATTGCCTTATTCAATTGTTTCATGACGTACTCCATAATCTTATCAAAGATTATCTTCATATACTTTGCAATCTCACATGCAGCATCAGAGATTAATTTCTGTATACTTGAAATTGTGCTTGATACTGCATCAATATAACTTGATATTGCAGCAAGATATGAATTTAATCTCTCTGTCAATTTAGTAATGATTGTTTGAATTGATGATATTGCTGACTGAACAAACTGATCAGGATCAGGTTTCATTATAACATTACATTCTCTGATCTTAGTCTCACGTTTTACATCAGCAGAAGAGAGTTGATGCATCGCATCAGGGTTTTCCTTTGTTGGATTACCTTGACTTGGTGTTGATGGAGATTCTTGTTGTGTTCTTAATTTTTTAACATGACCTGCTACCGCTTGCATTGCGGCATCTTCTACTTCCTGAACTGACTTACCTTCGTTTCTTGCCTGCTCTCTTGCAGCGTTTGCGATTTGTAAACCATCTGGAATTGCACTAAGAGGTTGATCTGGTCTCAGTCCAAATTTATTAAGTTTGACTCCAGGAGGTGCTGGTGCAAGTGCTTTTCCTAATGCAGAATTTGTTGGTTTCTTTGTAACTAAACCTTCATCAGGAGCTATTGGTTTGGCACTTCCTACCGGAGGTGTTTTTCCTTCAGCATATCCACTGGTAGCAGCAAAATTAGATCCTGTATTGCCAATCTTCGTTGACATCGGAGTCTGAGCATTTTGCCCCATGATTCCCATGATGACGGGGACCTGTTGGTCTTGTCCGTCCATGAAGAATCCAAAGACAAAATTACCCTGACGTAATGCAGAAGTTGTACTTGCATTTGCTTGTCCACCACCAGCAGTGATGGGATACATGACATTCGCCCAAGGCAACTGATCTGAAGGAATAGACTCCTCTTCCTTATCATGGAGACCCATGATGCGAACTTTATATCGCCTGCCCCATCCAGGGATACTATTTGGATCTTCAAATTTTCCAGACAGTGAATTATTTCTCCATTCAGAATCGTCGGCAACTTGACCGATCCACCAAATAAATTGTGTTCCTAAAAAACCAGGATCAAATAGTGTTCCTCCTTCCATCAGTCCTCGTAAATTCTACATTCGTCTGTTTCAGGATTCTCATCACAATACATTTCTAATGCTGAGGGATCGTGATGATCTCCTCCTGCAATATCTTTAGCATGCTGTTTTGCATAACGCTCCAGATGCTCTAACTCGTCTGCAGTGTGACGGCGCATTTGTGGAGAAATAGTTGGATCTTCAAGAATTTTCATATCGTTTTCGATATGAGTCTCGATATTTTTTTCCATAATTGTAATTAAAAAGTAGTTGTAGTATCGTATGATGCACTTGATACCGTTCTTTGGTATGAGGGTTGCGTACCAGGAACTTTTGTTTCGGTGGCTGGTTTGCCAGTTTGCGGTGCTTTCCCTGTTCTTCCAAAAGAATCTCTTACTAGATTCAGTTTAGTATATGTCCCTTGAGAGTTAACTAAATGACATAATGATGATATAATATATAGTCCACCAACTTGACGGTCAACATCATCATTCTTTGTATCCTTTTGAGATGAGGGTGCATCAAAATAGACCGCATCTCCTGCATGTAGTGAAAAATCTCCTGCTATAGTGACCTCAACCTTAGAAGCGTACAGTTGATTATAGCGCATAATTGCCTGATTTTTAATTTCACCTAC